AGGGAACAGGATTTGATACTAATGAAGTAAGTTCAATTGATTGGGGTGGAAGAGTAGCATATGATTCTAATTCAAGTCAATCAATAAGTTGGGAAGATAGATTTTTCCATGATGAAGATAATATTGCATCAATAGATTGGAATAATCGAAATTTAGTTAATTCTGATGCAACCGGTTACTTTAATTGGGAAGATCAATTAGCCTATAGTAAACTTGATGGGCAGCACTCAATAAATTGGGAAAATAGAGTTTTAATTGATGATACTAATGCTGCTTCAATATATTGGAATAATAGACAATTAAACGATAGTAGTGCTAATACTGTACTAGACTGGGAAAATAAAATAATTAGTGAAGAATTTACAGTAAATGCAGACTTTTCAGTATCTGCTTCACTTATTACAAGCGGTTCACGAGTTAGAAATTTTAGAACAATAACAATCACAGGTTATTCGACTAACCCAACAGAAGCTATACTACCAACAGATGATATTATTTTAGTAATAGACAATACAACCGGATCGCCATCGGCTGTTGGGGATGGAAACTTGAGTATTACATCTTTTTTATCGACGAGTCCTGCAGGTCGTTGTGTTGAAATAGTTAAAGTTAAAGATGGAACAGGAGATGGATTAGTTTTACAAATCACCACTGGTATGGGTGGTGGAAGTTTGATGATAAATAATACCTCATATGGATCAGCAAATTACACTGCATGTAGTGCACTTGGTTCTAGTATAACACTTATGTCAATGGGTGCTTCTGCGACAGGATCTATGTGGGGTACTGGAGTGTAATATGTTAAATGATAATTTAGTTTATATAAAAAAATCTCCAATCCATGGTTGGGGATTATTTTCCCGAAGAACTTTTAATACTCACGATATAATAACACAATCACCTGGAATAGTAATAGGAATAGGTAGCTATTACCCTCCGGAAATGTGTCCATATACATTCCCCTTTCCTAGTGGAGGAGTAATTTTTTGTCTAGGTCACCCTAGTTTAATTAACAGTAGTAGCGATCCTAATAGTGTTTTTGATATAGATGAAGTAAATAAAATTGTCACAATAAAAGCTGTACGTGATATAGATGTTGATGAAGAAATTACTTTAAGGTATATGGGGTAGTTTTTTAAAAAAGTTAATTTAGATTTATAAATTTTTTATGGAAAAATGGTTATACAATGACAAATGGATAGAATCTATCGAAGATTTCCCTCAAGATACTTATGGCTTTATTTACATAACAATACATGAACCTTCAGGTAAAACATATTTAGGTAAAAAATCTTTATATCACAATATAAAGAAAAAATTAACTAAAAAAGAATTAGCTGAACAAACAGGCAGAGGACGTAAATCAACTACCCAAACTATTCAAAAAGAATCTGATTGGAAAACCTACTATGGCTCAGCTAAACCTATACTTGAGTTAATAAAACAAGGAAAACAAAAAGATTTTACTCGCAAAATATTATATTTAGTATCAAATAAAAAACTCTTAACATATTATGAATGCAAATATTTATTCCAATTAGGTGTTTTAGAAAACTCAGAGGAATGGCTTAATACCAATATTTTAGGCAAATTTTTTGCAAAAGACTTTGTTACCCAAGAATAAAGTTGTATCTTTTATTTATGGTAAATGAATTACTAGTTAATTTGGTAAATTCTGTTTTAGGAACAGGAAAACGTACCGCTAGAGGAAATCAAGCATACACATGCCCTTTTTGTCATCACCATAAACCAAAACTTGAAGTTAATTTTACAGAAAATAGTCAAGGAAATAACCCTTGGGCTTGTTGGGCATGTGGTAAAAAAGGAAAAACAATTAAAAGTTTATTTAAACAAATTCAAGTTAATGCATCATACTTTCAAGAACTTGGAAAACTAGTAAAAACCACCACTACAGATGATATAAAGGAAAACCCCCAATCTATATTAGAACTTCCAAAAGAATTTAAAACTTTTATCAATAATAAAGATCTTACTGCAAGACATGCTTTAGCATATCTTAAAAAAAGAGACATATCTAAACAAGATATTTTAAAATATAATATTGGATACTGCAACTCAGGCCCATACAATAATATGGTTGTTATACCTTCATATGATAACAATGGTAAATTAAATTATTTCACCGCTAGATCATTCGAAAAAGATGCTTTCATCAAATACCGCAACCCTGAAACGTCTCGCGATATAATACCGTTTGAATTGTTTATTAATTGGGATTTACCAATTATATTATGTGAAGGCCCATTTGATGCAATAGCAATAAAAAGAAATGCTATTCCATTGTTTGGAAAAAATATTCAATCTAATTTAATGAAAAAAATAGTTACCTCTAAGGTACAAAAAATATACATTGCTCTAGATACAGATGCTTTAAAACAAGCCCTTGGCTTTTGTGAACATCTTTTAGACATTGGAAAAGAAGTTTATCTTGTAGAAATGCAAGGAAAAGATCCGAGTGAAATGGGATTTGAAAAATTTACTAAACTAGTACAAACAGTTTCTCCTTTAACTCAATACAATTTAATGGAGAAAAAACTTTTAACCATATGAAAAAAAGGAATATTAAAAAATCCTATGATCGAATTTTAGAAATCTCAGATGATGCACAACAGATAACATTACCTGATTCCCGTTATTATAGAAGAAATGGGAAATATTACCCATCTGTAACATATGTTTTAGGATATTATCCAAAAGGTAAACATTTTGAAAATTGGCTTAAACAAGTTGGATTCGCCTCAGACCATATTGTTAAAAAAGCCGCTGAAGAAGGTACTCAAGTCCATGAATTATGTGAAGCATATTTAAATGGAGAAGAATTAAAATTTTTAGACGATAAAGAACGACCCCAATATAACCCAGATGTTTGGCAAATGTTTTTACGTTTTGTTGAATTTTGGGAAACTTTTAAACCTGTTTTAATTGAAACAGAAGTCCATCTATTTTCAGATAAATTAAAAGTAGCAGGTACGTGTGATTTAATTGTTTCAATTGATAATAAATTATGGTTACTTGATATAAAAACCTCAAACCAACTTCAAACAACATATGAACTTCAAACTGCAGTTTATGGCCAATGTTATGAAGAATGTTTTGAAAAGGAAATAGACCATTATGGTATATTATGGCTAAAATCATCTAAACGTAAAGCATCTGCTGGGAAAATGCAAGGTAAAGGATGGGAAGTAGTTGAATCGTCTCGCACATTTGAGGAAAATATTGACATCTTTAAAACAGTAAAACGTTTATTTGATTTAGAAAATCCAACCCATTCACCAGTATTTACTGAATTTAGAACAACAGCTAAACGAGAATTGTAATATGTATAAGTATGATAAGTTTAGTTCAATTACTTAAGGAAGTTCAAGGACAACCTAAAGCTATTTTCATGGCTGGGCCTGCTGGATCTGGTAAAACAACTATACTTAATCAACTTGGGCTTAAAAATTTCACTATAATAAACGTAGATGACGTTTATGAAAAACTGTTAAAAACAGAACTAGGTAAAGAAGATTTTGTTTCTATGTCACCTGAAGAACTTTCATCTGCTGCCAAATTAATGGGCAAAGCCAGAGCAATAACCAAAGAAAAAGAAACTCAACTTACCCAATCCCAAAAAAATATTATAATTGATGGTACAGGTGCTGCTTCAAATCCATTACTTAAGAAAAAAAAGGATTTAGAGGCAATAGGATATGACACATTTATGATATTACTTTACGTATCACCTATGACTTCATTAACTCGTAATGCTCAACGTAATAGAAGTTTACCTACAATTGCTGTATTAAAAAGTTGGGAAGGCCTTATAAAAAATATTAATACTTATAAACAAGCATTTGCTAATAATATTACATTAATTAATAATGACCCTCCAGGATATGAAGTTGATACTTCTTTTGATCCTGAAAGGATTCAAAAATTATTTCCTATGCCTATAGGAAAACAAAAATCCCCTGAAGAACTAGAAAGATCTAAAGCAGATAAAGAAAAAACAAATCAAGAAATAAAATCACTTTTAAATATAGAGCGTGAATTTGATACATTAGATGTAGCAAAAAATAAAATAAATGAATTCGTTAGTTAAATCACTTATACAACCTTTATTAGAGGAAACTAAACAAGGTATTGCTTTAATACCTGGTGGTTTTAAACCACCTACATTAGGTCATTTTTATTTAGTTGATGAGGTTGCAAAACGTCCTGAAATGTCAAAAGTTATTATTTTAATAGGACACAAAGACAGGGATGGAATCACTAAAGAAGAAAGTGAACAAATATGGAATATCTACAGAAAATATTTACCATCTAATGTTGAAATTCAAATTTCACAAAATCCTTCCCCTGTAACAGATGTAAATTCAATTATTAAAAATGACCCAACAAGTTTTTATTTTCCTATAGTAGGAATTAGAGGAGATGAAGATATGGGTGATGTAAAACGATTTGATAGTTTAAAAGGAAAATATGATAACTTTGAACTTATTATAATTAAAAGTGAAGGAGAAGGAGATCGCGTAAGTGGTACAAACGCTAGATTAGCAATTTTAAATAATGAATATGAATCGTTTCAACGTTATTTACCTACTGAAATATCAAAAGAAGATAGAGATAAAATTTGGTCTATATTAACTAAAACTCCAATAGAAGAAGGAACTTGTGGTTATACTACAGATGTAAAAACTAATAAAAAATTAACTACACCCGGAGGAATTAAAGAAATGTATGCTGAACCAAGCAAATTCAGTTACCCTACAATGTTATCATCTTTAATTCAATATATGTTAAGTAAAGGAATGAATATTCGTCCTTTACCTAAAGTTAAATTTATAGAGGATGATATAGAAAATGCTAGAGATTTCTTTGGTAAAACAGCATATTATAATCCAAATGAAAAATCAATTGTGCTTTACACAATGGATCGTCATCCAAAAGATGTAATGCGTTCATTTGCACATGAAATGATTCATCATCTACAAAATTGTGAAGGTCGTTTAGGTAATATTACAACTCAAAATACAAACGAGGAAGGAAATTTGCCTGAAATTGAAAAAGAAGCATATGAAAAAGGCAATATGACTTTTCGCAATTGGACAGATACTATTACTGAAGGTGTTTTAAGAGAAGAAACAGAAGATAGTCTTTTTTCATATTCTAGTGATTTTAAACCTGGAGTAAATATTACTGTTATATTTAAGGAAAATGAAAACTAT